GGAGATACTCCAAGCTTTCTAGATGGTAAAACATCATATACTCATAGTGAGATACTTACTATTTTAGCTGGAGAAGAATGGACTGATAATGAAATTCTAGGATAGTGTTAGGATTAGGTAATACCTTAAGTGGGGGAATAGTACCGGCGGCGGTTGCTAGTCTTGATAATAATTATTCATTAGAATTTGATGGCAGTAATGATTATGTAACTATGGGAGATATTGATATTTTAGATGGTCAAGATACGTTCACAATATCTACGTGGATTAATCTTGCAGCACATCCTGCATCAGGTAATAGATATGTAGTAATTTCTAAAGATAATGCTTATGAACTATACGTCAGAAATTATAGCGATGATATAAAAATTTATTTGAGATTAAATAACGGGACAGTGGATTTAACGGGTGCAACTGGAATAGATGTGGATACTTGGTATCACGTAGCTGCTGTCCACAATAGTGGCGGGACAGATATATACTTAAATGGAAGTGCGATAGGCTCGGGATTGGGGAGTCAAATTACTGTGAATAATACTTCGGACGCTTTTGTTATAGGTGGGAGAGGTTCGTATGATACCAATGGACTTATAGATGAAGTAGCGCTTTGGACCACAGATTTAGATGCAGGTGCTATATCTGCAATTTATAATAGTGGTACTCCAACTGATTTATCTGGAGAAAGCAATTTGGTAGGTTATTGGAGGTTTGAAGAAGGAACAGGTACCACAGTAGCAGATGATTCTTCAAATTCAAATACTGGAACGTTAACTAATCAGTATCCATCTCCGGACATTGTTTGGAGTTCAGATACACCTTAAAATAAAACAAATAATAATTAACTTAAATTAAATAAAATGGCAAAAAGAAAAACACCTAAGGTGAAAGACCTTAGACCGGAAAAAATAACTGATGAACAATTAAATCGATTACAAACTACTATCAAAACTATAGAGCATTTCACTAATGATGTAGGGAGATTAGAAATTCAAAAAAATACTATACTTAGTAATATAAGAACTCATCAAGGGACTATTGATGTATTAAGTAAAGAATTTACAGAACAATATGGCACTAATGACGTGAATATCCAAGATGGTACTATAAAATATCCAGACAATGGCGAAACTAATAAGGAAGATTAGTGTAGGTAAAGATTATAAAAACGATGCCATGCATTATGCTGTTGGTCAAGAAGTATATGGTGGACATAAAATCTGTGATATAATAGAAGAAGATGATAAGTTTTCTGTTTATATCAGAAAAGATAACGACGTATTACCATGGAAAGATTTTAATAAGAATATGGCTGTGTCTGTAGAGTATAATCTAGAATACTAATGAAAAGTGTTTACAACTTTGTTGTAACACCAATAGGAGAAAGATATAATAATACTAAAAAAGTTGAAGGTGGAGATCTTATATTAAATACTGAGATTTTTAATCATCAATTTGTAAATAGAGTAGCAAAAGTTATATCTACACCTATAGTTGGTGATACAGATATACAACCGGGAGATGAAGTTATAGTACATCATAACGTGTTTCGTAGATGGCATAATGTTCGAGGTGAAGAAAAAAATAGTAGAAGTTATTTTAATGAGTCTACTTATCTTATAACCCAAGACCAAATATTTCTATATAAAAGAAATAATAAGTGGAATGCCCCAAAAGGATTTTGTTTTGTAAAACCTTTAAAAGAAATGGACGATCCGCTAAATGTAAACATAGAAAGACCTTTAATTGGTATTGTAAAATATTCAGATGGTACTGTTAAAGTTAATGAACTAGTTGGCTTTAGACCAAGTAGTGAATATGAGTTCGTAATTGATGGCGAACGTTTATATCGTGTTTTATCTAATTTTATAACTATCAAATATGAATATCAAGGAAACGAAGAAGAATATAATCCAAGCTGGGCAGAAAGCAGTAGAAGAGTTAATCAAAGTAGCTAAAGAACCTATTGTAGATTCAGACGATGATATATCAGCGGATAGATTAAAGAACGCTGCAGCTACTAAAAAACTAGCCATATTTGATGCTTTTGAAATACTAACTAGAATTCAAGAAGAAGAAAATCTTTTAGAGGGCAAAGAATCTAAAAAGAAAGAGACAGTTTTTAAAGGATTCGCAGAAGGTAGATCTAAATAATGTACGAGCAAAGTTTAGTTAAAATAATCGAACCTATAAAACGTACGACTATAAGTCGTATGAATAAAGGTAAAAAATGGAAATATGGATACAATAAAGAGCATGATATTATCGTTATATCAAAAACTGGAAAAATTGGGGAAATCTATGAAATCCAAAATTTGCGAATTGGCATGCCGTTGGAACCAGTGCGAATGCAAGTGCACAACAACGGGCAAGGAAAATGGGTAAAAGAAGAGTATCCTAAAGAACTAAGTAGGATAAAGAACATATTTGATTGGAGGAACTATCCAGAAGAACAAAAAGACCAATGGTTTGATTATATAGACGAAGAGTTTAGAAGAAGAGATGAAGGGTTTTGGTTTATGAATGACGGTAAACCAACTTATATAGTAGGAACACACTATATGTATTTGCAATGGAGTAAGATTGATGTAGGCGCTCCAGATTTTAGAGAAGCAAATAGATTATTTTATATATTTTGGGAGGCATGTAAAGCAGATAAAAGATGTTATGGTATATGTTATCTAAAGAATAGACGTTCAGGATTTTCTTTTATGTCCTCAGCCGAAGCGGTTAATTTAGCTACATTAGCAACTGATAGTAGATATGGAGTACTTTCTAAAACGGGTGCCGATGCTAAGAAAATGTTTACAGACAAAGTTGTGCCTATTAGTGTAAATTATCCATTCTTTTTTAAACCGATTCAAGATGGTATGGATAGACCTAAAACAGAATTAGCGTATAGAGTACCAGCTAGTAAGTTTACAAGGAAAAAG